CGTTTCTTTGCTCGAATGCCATTTATGCTGCCTCCTTAATTAAATTCAGTGTTTCTTGTACAAGTCCGATAAACTCATCTCGTCTCGCTCTTAACCGCTCAATCTCGTTCGTGTAATCCGCTCTGTACAGCCTATGAACGATTAACTGGCTCTCTTCGGGAAACTCAGAGCAGTAGCTGACAAAGTCAACCCAATCCCTTCCAGTGCAATCTAAATGACCCACGAGTTGCCACTTATAGGACGGATCAAAACTTCCTCTCCGTAGCGTTGCGTAATGTGTAGGAGCGATTACAGACTTAATCTCTACTACTCCGTCCTTACCTACCAGTCCGTCAGGGGAGTCGCCGTACGTCTCCCAATCGAAGAAGCCGCCATTCGTTACATCAACAAAGTTCTGTTCCTCGTAGAGCATCCTGGCTACCGGTTCCTGCTCATGTCCGCGCTCGGTATGCTCGTTAGAAAAACTTATTTCAGACTTCTTCCCGTTCATTATTTCTAGGGCGGTCTGTAGCGCGTAACGTTTAGCTGGATCGCCGAAAGCGTTAGGGTAGTTAGCCATTACACATCCAAACTGTGATGCTGTTACCTTGCCGCAACGTAACACCATCCATGCGTCACTGTTTTGCGGTATGTCGTGCCAGATCATTTTTGAAAAAACTTTGCTTTTGCATAACCGGCTTCATAACCAGCGTTAAAAAACGTTACTCTTTCGTCGATATCGTCATTGATTTGCACGTTAAAAAATGAGACATGCTTGACGCGCAGCACTTCTGGCGCCGCCTGTTCTGCAATAACCCCATCATCCATCATTGCTCTATAAAGATAATCATCTTCTGGCGCACTCATTCCGCACACTCCGCTATAAGCTGCGCTTTGTGTTCCTCACTGATACTTACCTTCTCAAGTACCTTGTCCAGATTGCCGTCAGCCTTATAACGATTCTTAGCTCCCTCCCACATCTTGCTATTCTCAGGAGTTAGCGTTTTCTTCTCAGGAACGTGCGGACTAATCCGTAACCCTTCTACCGTCTCTTTCCCGAACCGTACGTTCTGGTCTACATAGATCGTTATCCGCAAGTTCTGCCAGTCGTCGATAAATGCTGATCCGGCTATCGTGCTTAGCGTCTTACTGTTCGATGCGTTCAGGATCATCGGCTTTAACTTTTCACCCTGCCGTATCTCTTTCTCGACAAAGTAGGCCGTGTTAAACAAGTCCTTTGTTTTCTTGGTCTGGTCTATCTCAAGCGCAACGTAAGCAACGGTTAGAACGGTCGGCTCTACAATGTCCGCGCTGGACAGGTAAGGGCTGTTAAATGCTTTTCGGTAATGCGTTTTCACTCATTCGCTCCTATTTCGTATTCTTGCCAGTCGTGGTGAATCCACTTAATAAAGTGCTTCCAGTTCTCAAATTCAGGTGGGGTTGGCCCATGAGTTTCGTTACATGTGCTAGCGAACGGGAAAGCTTCGCTCTGAAGCAGAGCAACCCTATACCGCACAATCTCTCTCTTCTTCGCCATCCTGATCTTGCTTACCGGTACTATCTCCGGCGTATCGTTCCATGGAACTTGACAAACGGCAGCATCATCAGCCCACGCTCCGATAAACTTAATCTCTACCCATCCGTAAGCCTCAAGGTATTCAATCGGTTCGCCTCGGCGTGCTGCTTCTAGGTCAAATGTCATTGTTCAATTCCTTCCATTTCGAAGCGGCTCTACAAACCGCCTCCCGTAGCGTTTTCGCGAAAGTCCGTCCTATTTCTGGCAGAGTTAGATATACCCCTGAGATGGTATATTCATCACCTTCCTGCCATTCGATAACGGGCCGCATTTCTTCGATCCAATCCTCTCGTTCCTGGATAGACATGTTCAGCGGAGCAGGGCGTTTCTCTACAAGCTGGAACCGTCTGCCTTGCGCTATAACTTGCGAGTCTGTGCGCTCGCGTTCTGATTCGTGCCATTGCAGGACTTCTAAGGGATCGGTCATTGCTTTATTCCCCACACTTTGCCACTGGTGCTTGTCATTGCGCTGGCGAATGCGAGCATTGCTTCTTTGCCGGTCACTTCTTCCATCATTGGGTCTTCTGCAAACTCAAGCAATTGCTTACGTATCGTTTCAATAGCCTGTCTCAGAGCTTCTTGAGAAAGCATGCGCATTACTTCGTCACTAGGTAGATTAGTCAGACTCATTCCCTCTCTCCCGCAGCTATAAACCGTCCCGCGGTAATCCCGGCCGGTATGGATAAAATGAACCAGATTGTTAACCAGATGATCGGAAGCTCCATTTCTCTACTCCTTATTAGTTGACCGTCTGTTCCGATCTGCCAGCTTTCTCACGGCATTGAAGTTTCCAGCTATGGACTTCATTTATTGCTACGGGCTATTTAGAGTCGCCTCGCCGACTGAGATTTACCTTCCAAAATTCCTCAGAGCCTTAATAATCCGGCTCAAAGCTGCTATCCCGATCAGTCCAGCTACGAGCAGTCCTGAGACGATAAATACGGCTTCGGTAATCAGCCAGGCCCATTCTTCAAAGTTCATTTCGGTTCCTTTTATCTCGCCCCACCGCGCTCACGACTTATGCGGGGAATTTCGTTTGTTCGGTATGCTTTAGGGCATGGGAGAATAATAAGGCAAAGCCTAACACATGTCAATAGGCAACGCCTAATATTTTCTGCTATACTACGTTTTCGATGGACGTAAAAAAGCCCTGCCTAGCAGGGCTTAAGGAGACAATATGTTATATAGAGGGACTAGTGGGTTGACTCTGGGGGCAAGTGTATTCCGCTTGCCGGGTCCGCCAATGCTTTCTGAATCTCAAAAATTGCAGCTATACAGTTTTGCGTTTGCGATGCGGGGATTACCAGGCGCAATGCCTTTGTGTGGTCATTTACGCTTAGAAAATCTATAACAACAAGCTCGCCATTTGTGCTTGCAGAGGCAGTTACAGGGCCAAGGGCGTGATATTCAGCCTCTACGGCATATTCCATCTTTTGTATCTTTTTCACGAAAAGATCATCCGTTAGCCTTCAACATAAGTTGATAGCTTAGCGAGTTCAGCATTCCACTAGTGAATACCGGATTGCGCTCTGCCTCATCTGTGGTAAACGTAACAAAATGGGGCTCAGGATCAAGGTACATAACCACCGTAGCCATTCCTATGGCACGTCCTTGTTGTGCGTGCTCTGCTATAGTCATAGCAGCTTCAGCGGTATTGTGAGAAATAGGTCTTTGTACTAGCGTAAAAGGGGGTTTCACTTTTCCTTTCTCCTTCGGTCAGTGCAAACATTTTTCTTTTGTGGAAAGTTCGGAGCAGGGTAAAAGTGTCTGCGCTCCGGATCAAATCCTAAATCCGTTTTTCTTCTATCTTCTCCTGTGTGTCTCTCGGTATCAACTGCGTTATCAGTAGGGGATTGAGCTTGACTCTCTATCAGCAATGCCATTTGAGCCAACACTCCTATTGCTCCTTCTTCCATCCTATCAACTATCGATAACAGTTTTTTCCTGTTATCCGATTCCGCGTCTTCATCTGATTTTCCGAACCACCATTCGTACGGTAGCCCGAAGTAGTTAACCAATTCGGGGTAATGCTTCTTGTCTATCGTCCCGCGCTTTAGCCAGTCCCCTGAAACTGTTGGCGGCTTGACTTTGAAATGCCGCGCCACATCCGCCTGACTCACGCCTTTGCGTTTTATGGCTTCACGTAATTTCTCTCCCAAATTCACGGGCTTCACTGTTTTAGGCATCACCTAATTTACCTTTTTATTCTTCTGTAAGGCAATGCCTATTGACATATGTTAGGCTATGCCTTATAGTAACGCCTATGGAAAACCAATCCGCAATAAAGAAAGCTACTCAAATTCTTGGTGGAACAAACGCTCTGGCTCGTGCAGCTGGCGTTAAACCTCCGACCGCAAGCGAGTGGCTTAAGGGCAAAAGACCGGTTCCGTCTGGGCGTTGTCCCTCAATCGAACGCGCAACAAACGGCCTCGTAACGTGCGAAGAGCTACTTCCCGATTTTGACTGGAAGTATCTGCGCTCATCCAAATCGCAGGCTGCTTAATGTTTTCCATCGCTGCTACCTCCATTTTCCCTCCCATTACTCCCCGTTTTGGGAGGGACTTTTTTTCTGTGGTGGCTTCGTTGTTTTTCATGATGGTTCCCATTATCCATAACAAAAATCAACTTGTAATCGTTCTCAGGAGGTTTTCGTGAATGTACTAGATGCAGCACACAGAATTGGCCTTGATGCCCCTGGTGGCATTACCGGACTGGCTCCGCGCATGGGTATTGACCCTGCAATTCTCCGTTCAAAGCTTAACCCTAATTGCGACACGAATCATTTAACACTGAAGCAAGCCGTAGCGATGCAAGTCATTACAGGACGTTCTGACATTCTTCACGCCATGGCTGAAGAGTTGGGGCATGTCGCTCTGCCGCTGCCTTGTATAACCAGCGTTGACCTGCCTCGTGCCATAGCTAAGACATGCGGAGAGTTCGGAGACTATCTGCGCAGAGTAGATGAGTGCATGAGTGACGGTCAGGTTACGCCAAATGAAATAAAGAGTCTTGAGCGGGAATTAACTGAACTGATGGCAGCAGCCGGAACGTTGCAAGCCATGTTAGCGGGGAAGAGATAAGAAACAGAAACAAGAGGGGGCCAGAGTACAGGGGAAAATAGCGCAGCTACCCGACTCACTTAACCCAGCCCTAGTCCGTGAGGCGCCGAGCTTTGGACGATAAACGTAGCGATATCCGAAAGGGTATGAATTCGGGAACGAACAAGAACCCGATGTGTGGCAATAGATCGGAATCTACCGATGAGCCACATAGCTTAGATAAACCTCTCTCGGTAGCGTAAATCACCCTCGTGCTTCGGGTGAGGTTTGGACTTGTACCAAGTTTATAGCGAGGTTTTTTAGATGATTACCTATCTTACTGTTCCATATGAAGAAAAAGACACTGTGAAGCGTCTAGGCGCTCTTTGGAGTCCTTCATACAAGAAATGGTACATCAAGGATGTGGAGAACATTTCTGCCTTCTCCAAGTGGATTAGTAATCACCTAAACGAACCTCATAAAGCTACCCCGTACGAGCTTCAGTTCAAGCAAAAAGCAGCCTTATCCAAGAAGAGAGCAGGTAAAAACAAATGATTCTTAGAGATTACCAAAAAAACGGCATTGCCTTGGTTAAGGCATCAATGAGGAAGGGTAACAAGAGAATCGTTCTCTACTCTCCCACTGGTTCGGCTATGGCTATGGCAATCATCCAAATGGCGTTAGAAAAAAATAGCAGGGTAGCGTTTCTGGTTAACCGTAAAGCCTTGGTGCATCAATTCTCGCTAGCTCTTGATCGTCTCGGTGTGCGTCATGACGTGGCGCAGGGCGTCAATACCTGGATGAATGGAAGACCGGTACTTGTCGCAACGATTCAGACCATAGCGCGGCGCGGACTTGCTGATGTGGACTTTGTAATCATAGACGAAGCACACGGAGTGCCTGGATCGAAAGAATACCGTGAGTTGATCTTTTCTCTCGGAGGTAAGCCGGTAATTGGCTTAACCGCTACTCCGTTCAGCAAAGGAATGGCAAAGCCTTATCCAGAACTGAATGGCCCGTTGTTTCAAGATTTGATAGTTGTATCGACCATTAAAAAACTGATTGCTCAAGGCTTCCTCGTTGACTGCGACATATTTAGCCCTAGTGAGCCTGATTTGAAAGGTATCAAGCTGCAAAAGAACAGCTTTGGCGAAATGGATTACTCCGAAAAGGAACTAGGCAAGGCAGTAGATAAGCCGGATTTGATCGGAGACATTGTTAAACACTGGATAAGGCTAGGCAAGGGAAAGCAGACCGTCGTATTCGCAACGAACATATCCCACTCGCGGCACATCGTTGACCAGTTCTGTGCGGCTGGAGTCAAGGCAGAGCATATCGACGGGTATATGGAAGATGAAGAGAGAGACGGCATAGCAAAGCGTTTCGAGAAGGGAGACACAACAGTTATTAGTAACGTAGCGGTGCTGCGTGAAGGATGGGATGTGCCAGCTTGTGAAGTAATGATCCTGGCTAGGCCGACTCGTAGCTTGACGACATGGATACAGATGGCAGGGCGAGTGATTAGGCCATCAGAAGGGAAGGGCAGGGCGCTTATTCTGGATCATTCAGGCTCGGTACATCGTATGGGATACCCCACTGACGATTTGCCTTTAGAACTTTGCGATGGCTCGGCAAAGCTAGCGAAGAAGCAAGCGCCAAAGGAAGTAACAGAGTCGAAATGCCCTAAATGTCACTACGTTAAAAAGACGTTCGTATGCGGTAACTGCGGTCACGCTCCGACTATCGAGCATGGCGTGAAACATGCAGCTGGAGAGTTGAAAGCGGTAGAGAAAAAGAAAGCGTATTCGCATGACGAGAAGCAGCAGATATGGAGTTCTGCCCTTGGGTTGGCGGCAATGCGTGGGCGCTCTCAAGGATGGGCATCTCATCTATATCGCAGCATGACGGGGGTATGGCCCAGGGGGTTGGTTGATGAGGCTTGTCACCCTTCCGAGAAAGTAAAGAACATGGCAACACGCAACGCTATTGCCTACGCGAGAAGCAGGGATAGCCATGCGAGTTAAGACCGTAGACGCAGCGCAAGGAAAGTGGCGCGGCATCCTTGCCCACTTCGGCATGACTTCAAAGCACCTATCCGGTAAGCACACAAGCTGCCCGATGTGCGGCGGAACAGACCGCTTCAGATTCGATGATAAGGAAGGAACGGGTTCGTACTACTGCGGCGGATGCGGGGCAGGGTACGGGATTGACTTGGTAACGAAATTTACAGGGATGGATTTCAAAGATGCAGCAAAAGCAATCGACGCGATTATTGGCAAGGTCAGTGCAGAGCCAGCAAAGAAGGAAAAGTCTGATGATGCAATTAGAGCGGAACTTCGTCGTGTCCTCTCCGAGAGTGACCGCAACGACTCTACTGGATATCTCAGGAGCAGAGGTATCAGCTCCGTGCCGGATGTGGTTTTCCATCAGGAACTAGATTATTGGCAGGACGGGAAAGTAACCAAGCATCCGGCGATGATAGGAGTTGTCAGGGATGTTCATGGTAAGGGCATAGCGATACATCGCACCTATTTGAAGCAAGGCGGTAAGGCTGATGTTGAGTCGCCTAGAAAAATGTCCTCGGTAATAGGCCAACTCCAGGGCGGAGCAATCCGGCTCTATCCGGCAAAGGACGTGCTAGGCGTGGCGGAAGGGATAGAGACGGCCTGTTCAGCACATGAAATCTTCGGAATACCTGTATGGAGTTGTATCAGTGCGAATCTGCTAGAGGCGTTCGTTGTGCCTGAAGGAATTAAAAAACTGGTTGTCTTGGCGGATAACGATTCGACATTTACCGGACAGAAAGCGGCGTACGTGCTGGCTCATCGCGTCTCGCTGAAAGGGCTGAGCGTAGAGGTAAAGATACCGAAAGCAAAGGACTGGAACGAAGAGGCAAGAAGTGCGCTGGTTCAAGCTTAGCCAATATGCGATCACAAACGGTGATCAGTTCAATGCAAAAGACTACAAACACGGCACTCACTTTATATCCAAGTCATTCGTGGATGGTATTGCTAAGTACACATTATGGGAAGGAGACAAGATGATTTCTATATTCAAGAGTGCCGAAGAGGCTAAAGGGGCGGTGAAATGAAAGAAAAAATAAATAAAGGTTACTACTTCGAATTGATGGATCGCTGCCATGTGCAGATGAGCATGATCGAGGATCATCTTTTAACTAACCCGCAGCTCACAAAGAAAATGAGAAGGAAGTTGGTTAACTCACAAGAGTTGATTATGGATGTGTATCAATGGGCAGGCAGGAAGGATCGAAAGGAAAGCGGTAATGCCTGACCTCTCCGACTCAGCCCAAGACGGAATAGAAATAACCCGCGATATCGGACTATCTCGTATTAGGCAGCCCGCATCAGAAATGCCAGTAGGTGAAGCAGGTGAATGCGGTACGTGCGGTGAATACACGAAGCGGCTCGTAACGGGTATATGCGCTCCGTGCCGTGATTTTCTGGCAAGACAATATGTGATGAAGATATGAATATTGATAAGTTTTTAATAGGCGCGTTCTTTTTGGGAATAGGAATGCTTCTAGGAGTGAATGGCTCTGCTCTTGATAAATCATCTCACTGCGAGGATTTCGGGAAGATGAAGATTTACGGAAAGATTTACGAGTGCAAGCTGATATGACTGACGCATCCACACGAGGCCGTAGCAATCGCCTGAAAGGTCAACGCGGCGAGAGGGAACTAGCTAACGAGCTATCAGATTTACTCGGAATAACTCTGAAGCGGAGAGTGCGGAATCACGCTAACGAGTCGGATATTGAAGGTCTACCAGGATTCAGTATCGAGGTTAAGAACTGCGCGACTCTATCAATAGGATCGTGGTGGAAACAGGCCGTTACGCAAGCAGGACCATGGGGAGTAATGCCTGTTCTGTTCTACAAGGTTCCTCGTAAAGGGTTTAGGGCAGTGGTAGCAATGACTGACATCTCCGACAGCTATTCGCATACATATGACTACGAGTACACCGTAGATATGAGCCTTTCAGCATTCGCCATGTTCTACCGCGAAACATCAAAAGAATGGGCTAAATGACTGACCGTCTCCCTCCAATCTTCCTAATAGGTCAACGCCAGAGAGACTACGCAAAGCAATGTATCGACTCAGCACCGGAAGATTTTGTATGCGTATTGAAGCAAAAGACTCGCACGCTGGAGCAAAACGCTCTCATGTGGAAGCTGTTAGGCGATATCTCAAAACAGGTTATCTGGTATGGAATGAAGCTACAGGATAGTGAATGGAAAGACGTGCTGACGGCTTCGTTAAAGGGACAAAAGACCGTGCCTGGATTAAACGGAGGCTTTGTAGTAACCGGCTCCAGAACTAGCAAGATGGGAATAAAAGAGATGAGTGACGTAATCGAATTAGCTTATGCCTTCGGAGCAGAGCATGACGTTAAATGGAGCGAGAAATAATGGGATTTACCACTAGCGACAAGTGCCACGAAGACTTGAACATGCCGCAAAGTCCTCGCGCTATTTTCGAAGTTCGGGACCGTGCTGGATGGACATATGACGAAGCAGCGGAAGCGATCAAAGCGGACCGTAGCGTGATAGCCAGTGCTGAGCAAGGATATCGTCCTATGCCAGATGCGATGTGGCGCGAGTTTCTTTTAAAGGCTGGACAGAGGGTATTTGACGATGAGGTGTGCAAATGAGATTTCCTGACCAATTCAGCATTCTTATAAGAGAAGAGAAAGACGGGCTGTTCGTTGGCACTATAGAAGAGTTGCCAGACGTATCGGCGTTTGAGGATAGCTATCGTGAAGCGTGGGAAATCCTTGTGGACGCGATATGTACCTTAAAAGAGATGAACGATGAACAGGGCTGATCTATGACCTTCCGTTCCAGAAAGCTCCTAGACCTAGCTCATGAAGCTCCTTGTTTCGCCGATTTCCCACATTCCTGTTACGAGCATCTAGGATGCGATCCCGCTCACTCTGACAGTTCTATCTTTGGACGTGGCCATGGGCATAAATCATCAGATTGGGCTATGGCTTCAATGTGCAACAACGCTCATCGCGCACTGGACACAATGGAACGAGACGAGAAGTTTTATTCATGGCTGAGAGCGTACGTTAAGACTCAGGATTATTTGTGGACGAACAATTTAATAAAGGTGACGAAATGAGAACAGCAGGACTGTTGGTGGCGTTATTTGTTTCTATCCCACTATGGTTTTACCTTGTGTACCGAATACTGATCGTAATTGATGCAGATGAGTTGACATGGTTTCTGTTTTGGATATACGTGCCAGCGACACTATTTGTGCGCATCGTCGCCGAGGTAGCAACAAAGAAGGCAAGCTAGAAATGATGACGCAATCTGAAGCAGAAAAACAGATTACGAGAATACTGGCTCAGCTTGAGAAGGATATGAATAGTTCGGTTAACAGTATTTCGATACAAGAATGGGATGATGGTAGCACCTTGATCCGCACTCGCAGAAAGAAAGGAGTGAGCATATTCCTGAAAGAAGTTCCTCATATAGAGTGGAATCTGGATTGAAAGTCTACCCATCCTTTCTCTATAACGACCCACTATCAATCATAGACGCTCAACGTGCCATTACAGCAAGGAAAGAAAAGCAACGCACTGTAGAGCCTGTACGCAAGCCTAGAGACCGCTATTACACACAAGCAAGGTCGATTCATATTAGTTCACTGGTGGCAGCACGGAAAAGATACGGAGGAAGCAATGCTGTTTAGAAGTCCTGGTCATGCACTGAGATGGGCATATGAAACAACGAATAGGCCAATTGTTAAAACTTCCTCAATAAACGACATGAGAGGCGCATCAGGATACGGAGATTTAACGCCTCAAGATAGACACGCTCAAGCTGGACTGATAATGGCGTTATGTGATCGTTCTTTGTCTCCGTTACACCTAGCGTACGTTAAGGCGCAATTCGGGCATGACACATCAGGCTTTGGGATGCTTATTAATTACCTTGCTTCTTGTTTCGGTACTGGACTCCATAGCAAGAGAGGATTAGAGCAAATCATTCGTGGATACTGTGGAGACAAGCTGGTTCTGAGCGATCTGCAAAGCAACATGAGGATAGGATTCTTAAAGGCTGTTGCCATGCGTAATCGTGGGTATACAGCGATGGACAGCATAAATCAGGAGGCAATGAGGATACTTTGGAGAGAGATGGAAGCATCAAAATTATTACTGGAAGTAGCTTGACAATCTCAAGAGTATCATGTATGCTCAGAGGCTATAGTAGAATAATATTCACCATTGCTTCATACCCGCCACTGAGCGGGTTTTTTATTGGGCAAATGAATAAGTATTTATCCATAGCTTGCTATATGGTGTTATGTCATCCACTCGATGTTCGATAATATGAACAGGCGGTATGACCGAATGATTGAGTCAGCCCAGGAAATGAAAGCGGACCTAGATGAAAGTCTTGTGCTTACCAACAAGATTAATAAGGAGCTTGATAGCATCAATTCCAGTTTGGACGAGATGAACAAGAAACTTAGAAATGCGATCTCTGAGCCATAAGAGAGGATGGTCCAGGAAATCTCCCTCAAGCGATGTAAGACTAAGAGGCCGTAAGCTACAGAAAGCAAGAGAAGAGTTAATCAGACGCAGCCCATACTGCGCTAAGTGTCACCGTATGCTCACACTAGAGAGCATGGAGCGTGATCATATCATCAATTTAGCAGAAGGTGGCACAGACGAAGATAGCAATACACAAGCGCTGTGCATTCCCTGCCATCAGGCTAAGACTCAATCAGAATCGAATAGAGCTAGAGGTATTGCATCTAAGCCGAGGATGAGTACAGGCTGCGATATGCGTGGTTATCCGATAGGGAAAGACCATCACTGGAATAGATAATGTTCCCAATCCCCATAGAAGTTATTGAGCACTTCGATAAACATTGGCCCATTAGCGCGGGACAGTATGTAGCGGTATGTGCTGCTATAGGCTTTATAGGCGGTCTAGTGATAGCTTATCTGGGTAGATCATGAACTGCATAGAACCGTATTCAAACGGTGATGTACTGTTCAAGCATTTGCAGGACGTGCTTGGGATTCCTGATGGAGTGCGTAGTCTGACTATATCTATTAATGACGGAGTTGTTACTGGCTGGAAGTGCAAGGCTCCCGAAGATAGGAGCATAACCATGGAGTGGAAGTTAATACGAATCTCTCCTTATGGAGACATTAAACAAGTAAAAGCAGAAGTGGGAAATTGTCTCAATACTTCCGAGAAGAATTAGATCAAAGTGGGGAGGGGAGGGCAAAAAGTCTAGGGAAAAGCACTGGAAACCGCGCTGATGGCTTTCCTTCCATAAATCTATACAAAAAAGGTAAAAAATGGCTAAGAAGTCTGCCGCCAGTTTAACGGTGGTGGCAGTTAAGCCGAAAGATGCGAGGCTTTCACCTCCTGGGACTCTAACCGCGAAGCAGAAAGAGTTGTGGCTAGAGATTGTTGCATCTAAACCGGCCGACTGGTTCACCGTAGATGTTCAATCCCTGCTTGTTGCTTACGTTAAAGCTATTACGTCTTACGACTCCTTGTCGGCTCGCGTTGATGCTATGGAGCTTACGCCTGGACAAGTTGATATCAAAGACGAAGACAAATTGTATGCCATGTTAGAGCGGCAAGCAAGACTTATTCAGTCATTTGCCACAAAGATGCGCCTTACAAACCAATCGCGTTATCAGAATTCAACCGCTGCTGTTAAGTCCTCAAAGGCTGGCAGCACTAGGCCGTGGGATTAAGATCAGATCGTAATATCGAATGGCTTGAAACTTATTGCCGCATACCAGAAGGGAAATTAGTAGGGAAGGAACTCAAGCTAACTGAGATACAGAAGCAGTGGGTAAGGGATATATACGACACGCCTACTCGTGTCTTTATCCTCTCGATGGGCCGCAAAAACGCTAAGACAGCATTTGCGGCTTTTTTATTGCTGCTTCATTTATGTGGTCCAGAAGCGAAGAGAAACAGCCAGCTTTATAGCGATGCGCAGAGTAGGGAACAGGCCGCAATTCTGTTTGCTCTTGCTGCGAAGATCGTTCGCATGTCGCCTGATCTGGCGCAATACATCACGATCCGTGACACAGCGAAGCAGTTAGCCTGTTCCGAGCTAGGCACTCTCTACCGAGCGTTGTCTGCTGAAGCATCCACTGCTTACGGTCTTAGTCCTGCCTTCACCGTTCATGACGAACTAGGGCAGGTTAAGGGTAATCGCTCTGAATTGTACGAGGCGCTAGAGACTGCTGCTGCGGCTCAAGACGAACCGCTTAGCGTAATCATCAGCACTCAGTCTCCGACTGATGCAGACCTTCTAAGTTTGCTTATTGATGACGCCCTTACAGGTTCTGATCCTAGAGTAAAGGTAAGGATTCACGCGGCTCCGCTAGATGCTGATCCATTTAGCGAGACGGCTATACGTGCGGCAAACCCGCATTACGATGTTTTTATGAACAAGCAGGAGGTAATACGCCAGGCCGACGAGGCTAAGCGCATGCCTTCTCGTGAAGCCGCTTATCGCAATCTGGTTCTTAACCAGCGAGTAGAGGCGCGTAACCCTTTCGTATCGCGTCAACTATGGATAGACAACACAGGCGAGCCATTGACGGAACTGGCGGGGCTTGAAGTCTACGGCGGTCTGGACTTATCCAGCGTATCCGACTTAACCGCTCTAGTCCTTATCGCTAAGAGTAACGATGTATGGCACGTAAAGCCTACTTTCTGGCTACCGCGTGAAGGTCTAGAGCAGAAGGCTAAGACTGATCGCGTTCCATACGATGTATGGGCAGAGCAGGGGTATCTGGAGACTACGCCTGGTAGAGCGATTGAGTATGAATTCGTCGCTGAATACCTCAGAGGCGTATTCGATAGCTGCAATGTTAGAGCAATAGGCTTTGACCGTTACAACATGCGGTTCCTTAAGCCGTGGCTGGAAAAGGTTGGATTCTCTGAAGAAGAGTTAGAGAGATTTGTCGAGTTCGGTCAAGGATTCGTCAGCATGTCTCCTGCGCTCCGTGCGTTGGAATCGTTGCTACTTTCCAAGCAACTCGCTCATGGAATGCATCCAGTCCTGGCGATGTGTGCTGCGAACGCTACAGTAGTTAAAGACCCTGCCGAGAATCGCAAGTTTACCAAGGCAAAGGCTACAGGCCGCATTGATGGCATGGTTGCATTGGCTGAAGCTGTTGGCGTGGCTATGTCGCATGAGTCTGAGAATACCGAAGTGGGGATTATGGTTTTATGAAATGGTCTTCACTCTTACCTTGGAGCAGAAAGAACTCAATCTCCAGTCCTCGCGACATCCTAAAGGAGCTTATATCTCAAGCCAGCTCCAAAACTGGTATCTCAGTTAACTGGAAAACAGCATTGCAAGCGACTACGGCTCTGGCTTGTGCGCGTGTCATAGCAGAGGGGATAGCGCAAGTTCCGTTCAAGCTGTTTCAAGAGACTCCAGAAGGCGGAAGGAATCCTGCAAAAGACAATGCTCTATATGAGGTAGTTTATCTAAAGCCCAACGAATTTCAGACATCGTTCGATTTTCGCGAACAAATGGGATTGCATCTTGCTTTCATGGGTAATTTCTACGCTTACAAGGTGAAAGTGAAGGGTAGGGTAGTCGAATTACTCCCTTTTGAGCCTCAATTAGTCACTTTAAAGCGTGATGGCTGGAATAGAAGCTTTGATGTTTATACGGGGAACGGCAAGACAATAAACGTTCCTTCGGAGGATATGTGGCACGTTCGCGGTTTGTCATGGGACGGAATGGCCGGTTTAGAGGGCGTAAAGCTTGCTCGTGAGGCTATTGGACTGTCTCTGGCGACTGAAGAACATGGTTCCAGACTGTTTTCAAACGGCGCAAGGGCTGGTGGGATTATCTCATCTGACTCATCTAAGCCGTCTGAAGAAATTGTCAAGCATATGCGCGACACATGGGAAGAAATGCAGGGCGGCTCTGCTAATGCATTTAAGACAGCTTTCCTGTTTGGGGGTCTCAAATATCAGTCTTTTGCTCAAACTGGCGTTGA